CGTCGTCACCTGCCCGCCGCCTCGGGACTCGAAGACCGAGGTGTGGTCGGTCCCGCCGCCGTCCCAGTTCCAGACGACGAGGCAACCTTTGACCGGCGAGCTGATGACTCGCAGGCCGTGCCGTCCCGCCCGAGCCGCAACCAGCATCTCCTCGCTGTAGTCGCTGAAGCCCTCGGCCAACACCCGACCCGACTTGCTCATCTTGCAGGGGTAGAAGTGCTTGGACCCGGCCATCGCGCAGCACCAACTGGCGAAGATGGAACAGTTGCCGATGGGGTAGCCCCACCCGCCGAACCACCACTTGGTGTACTTGTTGACGTCCTTCGGCGACTCGACCGAGCCGGGAGCGCCAATCTCGGCCTTCGCTTTCTGGTAGGTGCGCTTCGCGAGCGTCGTCTTGGCGAGGCGCGCAGCGATGCGCTTCTTCCGTCGCTCGACCTGCGCGCGCTTCAGCTTCCGCTTCTTGGTCAGCAGGTCATACAGTTGCTGCCCGCCCGACCTCACGACGTTGCGACGAGGGTAGCCGAGCCACCACTTGGCGCGTTTGCACGCCGTCGCCGTCTTGGGGCCGAAGACGCCGTCGATGGGACCGGGGTCGAAGGTCACGCCCGCCGACCTGCCCTTGGCACTGAACGAGTTGGACCGCAGGGCGCGCTGCAATCGCTTGACGTTCTCGCCCTTGAAGTACGGCATCCTCAGGTAGTACGTCCTCATCGCTGCTCCCTCGTCAGGTCCCCAGCCAATAGCTGAGGCCGAGTTGAACGAGGAAGACCAGCGTCGTCGTCGCGACGATGCCCACCCCGCCCCACAGCAACCGCACCTTCCAGACGACCTCGCGGGTCTTCTCTGCGTCGACGACCTCGACCGTGCCGCAGGGCTTGCGCTCCGGTGTGTAGTCGCTGTCGTTCGCGTCGTCCTTGCGCCGCGGCTCGTGCGCCTGCATCTCTTCGCGGGCGATGGCCCGGATGCCGTTCGTGGTCTGGTGTTCGAGGGCCTCCAGCACCTTGAAGCGGTCGTCGCAGGTCCGGCAGCGGTCGACACACCTGTCCCGCATGTCGCTCACCGCGTTCGTGACCTCGTGGTGGCGGGCACTGGCATCGTCGTCGACGGCCAACACCAACTCCACCACGTCCTGAATCAGCAACGGGTCGCCGTTGCGTTTCAGCACCCACTTGCGGACCTGACGCTCGGTGTCGTCTGGGCGGTGTGGAGTCATCTGTACCGGAACCCCCTCCAGTCGGCGTAGCGACCGTAGGTCCTGCGCTCCCGTATCGAACGCCGCTCACTCCAAGCTGGCACCTCGCCGCCGATGCTGAGGGTAGCTTCTCTCGCCCCCGGCGCGCACTCCACCCCCGAAACGTACAACGGCGCGGTGCAGCGCGGGTCGTTCACGACGCTCGCCCACCAGCCGCCGCGTATCTGGTCGAGGGCGACCTGACGACCTTTGACGTCATACAGGACGCCGCGCGCCTCGATAGTCCCCTGCCCGGTCCCGCGCCTGAACGAACGCCAGAACCTGCGCGCGCTGTTCCTCGCCTCCCATATGGTGTGCGGCCCCGACAGGTCGTAGGTCTTCACGCTGTGACCCGCGCCCTGCGGCTGTTCGGGATACCACGCGCTCAGCATCTCACCGTCAGGGATGAGCAGATAGAGGCCCGCGTCCCGCCACCACAGCGTGCCGCCGCTGGCGTGGATGTTCGCCTGCATCTCGTAGGCACCGCTCGACGGGTCGGGTATCCACTCGGCGAGCGTCAACGTGACGCTGCCCGAGTCGATGCTGTCACCGATGGAGCCATTGAACAGGGTGTCCGACCCGCGAGTGGTGCCCTTCTTGAGCCGGAAGTTGACGACGACGTAGCCGTGGCCCTTCGCCCAGAACTGGAACCGCAGGGGGTGTTCCATGATGAACGGCAGCACGGCGTCGTCGACGCTGGTGGGGTACGCCGCCGCCAGCCGAGTGCTCACCAACGGGTAAGTGCCTTCCTCCGGATAGGTCATCGTCGCACCGTCGCTCATCTTCCAGTACCGCTTGCCGCCGATGGTGTCCTTGTCGATGGTGCCGGTCAAGCCCCACTCAGGCGCAGCGCCGTTTGCCTGACCACGGGCCTCCCACACCCCCGCCGCTGCCGGGCTGCCGTACCGAATGAGGTCGGTGCGTCGGTACTGATAGCGCACCTCGACGTAGTCGGGCGCATCGAGGGCGTCTTGGTAGGCCACCTCGACGAGGACGTCGTCGCGTTCAGCGTCGATGGCGAGCCACTGATTCTGCCTGTCGGGGTCCGCAGGTCGTCGTCGAATCAGGCCGCGTTGCCCGTCCCAGATGCCCCACTCCAAGGGTTGCCCGGTGCCGTCCTCGTCCTCGTCGAAGTCGCTCAGTTGCTCGAGCGCGGCACGTCGCGTCGGCCCTTCCGCCACGAGGTGGGACTTGCCGTCGCCTATCTCTTCGGCGTCGACCTCGGTGGCGAGCACGTCGTCGCCGTCGAGCAAGATGTCGGTCATCGCTTCGTCGAGACGAGGCAAGGCGTCGTCGACGACCCACGACCTCGTACCGGGTCCGTCAGGTCGCACGAGCACCCGAGGATGCAGGAGCTGAATGAACTGACTGCCGTCGCTGGTGTAGTCGGATTGGTAGTAGAAGCTCAACTCGACGACGATGCAGGGATAACCGACCTCGTCCTCGGCTTCACGTTGCGACGACGTGCCATCGCCTGTGTGGGACACGAGCGACCCGCTCCCCGGTTCATCCCACGGCGTCGTGCAGGCCATCACCCTCGCCTTGAACCTCGTGCCGACGTCGCACCGATAGCTGTAGCGGAAACCCTTGATGACCTGCCCCATCTCGGCGTAACTCCCCGACGCGAAGCTGTCGAGGGAGTGGTCGATGCGGTAGGCGATGCGCGCACGTGCCGGGTTCTTGTAGAACGGGTCGCCGCCGTAGGTCGTCCCTTTGATGGCACCTATGAACAGTTCGCCGTCAGTCCGCACTTCGAAGGGAGCCTCGTCCCAACCCCACGGGTCCCACTGCGTGGTGGCGAAGGCGTCGAGCCAACTGTGCTCCACCGTGTCCGCCATCGGCGGCACTTCGAACCACCCGGCATAGTCGGCGTCGACCCACACCCATCGGAACGACTCGTCGAGTTCAGCAAGGTCGAGCGGGCCGCAGGCCTCAAACGTCGTCATGCTGCGACCCTGCCCCGCCTCGTTGCCGCTGAGCTTCTTGACGACGCCCTCCCAACACGTCCTGCCCGCGTCCTGCAGGATGACCTTCTCGCCTCGGCTGATGTAGTTGGCGAGCAAGCGACTCGGGCGCTGAGGCACCTCGATAGTCAGCGCGGTGTGCCCGCCGAGGACGCTGTTGCCGTAGCGCAGCGATTCGACGTCGGCACCTTCGGCGACGAGGTCGACGCGGTCGTTGGTGTTGCCCACAACGAGCGACAACTGCGGCGTCCACAAAGCCAGCGGCTCGCGCGCGGGCACGCCCGCCTCCCAGACCTCGTGCAGCCCTTCGAGGTCGTCGTCGACGTAAGCCCAAACGACGTGGGAACCGTCGAGGTCGTCGTCGACGGCCACCAACAGTCGATGGCTGCCCGACAGGTCACCGTCGACCAACACCAACAGCCGATGGCTGCCGTCGAGGTCGTCGTCGACGTAAGCCCGAACGACGTGGCTGCCGTCGAGGTCGTCGTCGGTCCAGTTCGCCTCTTGCACGCCGTGGGAACCGTCGAGGTCGTCGTCGACCAACTCCAGCACCCGGTGGCTTCCAGACAGGTCATCGTTGACCGGAGTGAGCGTCTGTAGCTCCACCACCAGCATGGTGGCCCAGTAGGAGCCGAACGACTTCGTCAGATGGACACACTCGTAGGTGGTTGGCGTGGTGCCCGCTTCCAGCCGCGAAGTCGCGACGACCATGCGCAGGTCGCCGCCCAGTGCATTCTGCACGGCGGTCACCATCGCCGCTTCGCTGGTCGCTACGCCCCACCCGGCACTCGGTATCGGGTCGGTGCTGCAATCGAGGGACGCCAGCAACGTTTCGGCGTCGAGGTCGTCGCAAGCGATTAGGTCGCCGCTGGTGACGCTGGTGCCCCAGTCGTACTCGCGGAAGTTGAGCACGGTCACGTCGCCATAGTCGTACTCTAGGCCACCCGCCCAGATGGTCGCGTCAGCTATGGTCTCGCCGCTCAGAGCCGACAGGTCAAACGCGATGAAGCCCTCGTAGCACTCATATGAGCCCGCGTAGCGTTGCCCGGCTCGCACCTCCGTGGTGTTCGTCCACGGCGACCCGAAGGCTCGGCACGTGGAATAGGTGCCATCGGACTCACCGAGATAACCGGACGCCGCCTTCGGCAGCAGGAACTTCTTGGCGTCGGTGTCCTGATACGTGACGTGCAGCTCGTGGTAGTTGCCGTAGTAGAACCCGACGTACTCGTTGTTCGACGGTGCACTTTCCGCCACGTGCTGGTCGGAGCAGACGACAAGGTACAGCCACCCACCCGCCGCGTTGTCCACGGCGTCTGTAAGCGCAGTGCCGCTTTCCACCGTGGTGTTGAGGCCGTTAGACCACCCGCCGCTGGTGTCGTAGGTGGCAAGGAGCGTCGCGTTCGATAGGTCGGTCGGCGACATCCAGTCGTTCGACCCGACCGACCCGCCGTAGTCCACAGGGCCGCGCACCTGCAACGTGAAGTCGTCAGTGGTGTAGTCCCAGTAGCCGCGCAGCTTGAGCGTCACGCTGTCTACATCGAGGTCGGCGGGCAACTCGCTCAAGTCGAACGCGATGAAGTTGACGTATATCTGGTTCGCCGCCGTCTGCCCGACATACTGGTACTTGCCGGTCTGGGTGCTGAGGGTCCCATCACCCGCTACGGCACCGGCATAGTCACCGCTGTCGTAGGAGTAGAGGTGCCCACCCTTCGTGTTGTCGGGTTTTACGACCGGCGTGACGCTCACGTGCTCGCCTCAGCTCCCTGACGACTCGCCGCGCACTCGCAACGTCCACGACGACGTGCCCGCCGTCGCTTCAGCCGGGCAGGTGCGTTTCACCCAGATGGCGTAGTAGTCGTCATCGTCGAGGTCGCTGAGGTCGATGCCGTTGTCGTAGTCCTCGGCATCGTCGAAGGTCACCGCCGGGTCGGGCGCGGTGTCCTCGTCCGCGATGGTGTCCGCCGTGCCGTTCTTGCCCGCGAGGTCCTTCCCTATCTGGAAGCTGTCGTCCCCGCTCGGCTGCGATTCGATGATGGCGTGGCAGTTCTCCAGCGTGCCACCGCTTTCGTTCTGCCAGTAGATGCACCGGTACTCGGTGTCGCCGACCTCGCTCTCCGCTCCGCTCACGTCGTCAAACAGGTCGTTCAACGTCTCGCCGACAGCCGTCGTCGACTTCGCGCCGCCGAGTGAAGCGTCAGGGTCCGAGTTGCCCGCCCCGCCGCTGTAGTAGTAGCCCATCAGGTCACCTCCAAAGGTTGTGCCGTGGCTCTGCGGCCAAGGTCATCGTCGGGCTGTACGTCGCAGCCGACCCGTCGACCTCTACAATCGCCTGCAATCTGCCTCCCAACGCGTGCAGGATGCTGCCCTGACAGTAGCGATAGTTGACCTTGCCGTCCACGTAGACGTGCTCGCCGTCCGACGCCAAGTTGTCACAGGCGGGGCCGTCGTACTTGAAGAAGCCACTGTTCACCCGCAGGAACGCGAGTTGGTCCACCAGCATGTCGGCGCTCCCGCTCGGGTCGGCGTGGATGGTCGCTGTCGCCGTGCCCGACCCGTACAAGCGTCGGGTCGGCAGGACGAGGCGTCCGAGGTCGTGCCACTCGTAGGACGTGTTTTCGATGGTCAACGCGTCGTCCTCGCCTGCGCCGCACTGCGAACACCACAACAGGCCTTCGCCGCTGACCATGCGCGCGCGCACGAGGCAGGCGTACTCGCCCTGCGGCGCGTTCGTGACAGGCTGAGCGCTTTCGATGGCCGCGCCGTTGTTCGCTCGCTCGGCGACACCACCGGCTGCCGCGGCGTCGGCTTGGTGGTCGGCTCCCGACCATGTGTAGTCGTTCGCGTCGCGCAGCCAATAGGCCCATGCTCCGAACTCGGGAGGCATGACGGCGAGGAACAGTTGCGTCATGTTGGACAGGGCGAACTCCCACTCCAACGGCGTCTCGTACTCGCCCGACTGCGACGCCAAACTCGTTTCGGCGGGAAGCGACGTCACGACCTCGTCGACGAGCGTTTCCGTCGTGCCGTAGGTATACGGTTCGACGTTCACGCTCAGGACAGGCTCGACCAACCCCGAGAGGCCCATCTGTCGCGTCGTCGGCGTGTCGACCCCCGGCGACGGGTAGGTGCGAAACGTGACCGAGTTGGACGCTTCGCTGTCCTGCACAACCAGCGTCGTTTGCTTGCCGAGTGCCTTGTTGATGTCCGTCAGGACGTCGATGACGTCGTCAGCATCGTCCTCGTCGATGACGACGGGCAAGCGCAGCACGCGCACCTCGCACCTGTCGACGCCTGCGACCCGAGGCAACCTGTGCCCGCCCTGCCTGATGTCCTGCAACTCGCTCGGCACGACGCCCCAATCGGCGTCTTCCCGCACGTGCAGGCTCACGTTGGCATCGGTCGGGTCGAGTGTGACTGTGAGGCCCATCAGTACACCCCCACCTTCGCCGCAGCGAGGTCGCGTTTGAGCTGTTCCAGTTGACGACGACCCGGCACTCCGGTGATGTTCACGACCGTCTTGTGCTCGTGAACGACTTGCCCGCCCCGCTCGGCTCGCTTGGGCCGCACGCCGTTCAGCGGAGTGACCTGCACGCGTTCAGGGCCTCGCTCGCCCGCCCCGAACACCATTGGCCTCGTCGCGATGTAGTCGGCCCCCGCTGCGTGCCACGGGATGATGCCGCCTCGCCCCGGCTTGAGCGCGTTGCGCGCTGCGCGGTCGGCGGCTTGGAACTTGGGGTCGGCGACGATGTCGATGGTGACCGGGTTGCTGGCGAAGAACGTCGTGACGGTGTCGTAGGCCCCCTGCATCGCTTCTTGCTGAATCTTGAGCCGCTCCGCCTTCGGTGGGGCGTCGCGCAGGGCCTTCGTCAGCCCCTCGCCTATCTGCTTCCCCCACTTGCGGCTGTCCTCGTAGGACTTGCGCGCGTCGACGTGCAGTTTCGGCGTGACCTGCGCTGCCTTCTTCAGATTCTCCTTCGTCTGGCTGACGCGTTGAGCGGTCAACTGAGTGCCGCCCGGCGTCTTGCCCCCACTGGCCGACTGCGAGGTCGTCTTCGCAGCCCGCTTGCTCAACTTGACCTGACCCTCCGGGTCGAAGTGTTGGGTCAACGCGGCGAGGCCGAACAACCCGCCTGTCACATAGGTGCCGAAGCCCGCACCGCCCGCGAGCATCGCCGCCCTGCTCATGCCGGTACCTGCCGCGGCTGCACCCTTCGCCACCGCAGCACCGCCGCCCGCCTTGCCCGCGGCCTTGCTCAGCTTGCCGTAGTTCGTTGCCCCCCTGCCCGCACACTTCGACATGCGGCACGTCGAGTCGGCCATGCCCGTCAACGCGCTGACCGTCTTGCCCATTCGGATGACCCGCCACGCCGACACGAGCTTGGCGGTCATGACGAGCAACGGCCCGAAAGCGGCGGCAGCGATGCCGATGCCGACAGCCAACTTCTTGAAGCCGTCCGGCAACTTGTTGAGGAATCGCGCGACCCCGCCGAACACCTTGACGAGTCCCTTCACCATCGGGATGAGGAGTTGCCCGATGTCGATTGCGAAGGCCTCGAACGTGTTCTTGAGCACCTTCGCTTGGGACTTCAGAGAGCCGAGCTGATTCTTCGACACTTCCTCGGTTGTCCCGCCCGCCTCCCGCAGCTTGCGCTCGTAGGTGTCGATGGCGTCGGCCTTGTCGAGCACCGAGATGATGACGCCGCTGCTGCGGTCTTGGAACCCGAGGGATTCGAGCGCGACCTTCTTCTCCCGGTCGCTCATGCCTTGCAGGGCTTTGTTCAGGTCCCTGATGATGTCGGGGATACGCCGCATCTTGCCTGCGGCGTCGTAGGTCGCTATGCCCATCTCCTCCCAGACGTCGGCCTCCCTGATTGCGGCCCGCTGGAGGTCCCTGAGCATCATGTGGAGATAGGTGCCTGCCTCTTCTCCCTTCACACCTTGGTCGGCCCACGCCGCGAGCAACGCGACACCTTCTTCCACGTCCTTGTTCAGCAGCTTCAGGGCCGCGCCGCCCTTGTTCGTCAGGGAAGTGCTGAACTGTTCCACCGTCGCGTTTGACAGCACATTGGCCTTCACGAGCACGTCGCTCGTGCGGGCCATGTTCTTCATGTTCTGCTCGGTGTCGTCGACGGTCAGACCGAGGGCCGATTGCGCGTCGGTCAACAGGTCGGTGGCCTTCGCCATATCGAACGCCCCGGCCTGCGCGAACTTCGCCACCTGCGGGAGTGCGCCCATGCTCTGCTCGGCGCTCAACCCGGCGCTGGCGAGGTAGTAGTAGGACTCGGCGGCTTCCTTCGCCGAGAAGGTCGTTTGGGTCGCGACGTCCTTGGCGACGCGTTCCATCTCGGTGCGGAATCGCTTGCCCTCTTCGCCCATGATGGCCGTCGACTTCGTCATAGCGTCCTCGAAGTCGGCGGCGACCTTGCCCGACACAGCGCCCAAGGCGAGCAAGGGCAGCGTGACGTACTTGGTCGACGCCGCCCCCATGCGCTTCATGGAAGCGATGTTCGTCTTGCCCGCTTTGCTGAAGGCGGCGACGTCGCGTTGCGCCATCGCCAACCCCGTCTTGAGTCCCTTCGTGTCGGCAACGAGGCGGACGACCATCGTATTCAGCACGCTCACGTCAACGTCACCTCCTCGTAGAATCGACGGTGACGCGCGGAAACGCGTCTTCGACGTGGTACATGCGCGACGACGTCGCCGCGCGCCACCGTGCGTTCTAATGCGTCAGACGTCGCGTTCGTCGTGGTCCTCACCTCGTCGGCGAGTGACCAGCGACGACAACGCCGCCTTGTTCGCGGCCATGCGCGCGTCGGCGTCGTTTCGCCTGAAGGTGAGTGCGAGGTCGCTCGGGTCATAGTCGTGTTTCCCGAACAGGGTAGCCACGACCGCTGAGATGCTGCCAGCCTGCAGGTCGCCCCGTCGATTCCCGAACGGGTCAAGCCGCTCGACTGTCCGCCACTCCTGAAACTCGCGCTCGCTGATGCGGCTGAGAAGTTCTCCGACCGTCATGCCCCCGAGGGCGAGGGCGAGTCGGAAAGCGAATCGCCGTCTACCATCGGGGTCGAGGAGTTTCCCTCCAGCTCCGCAAGGTCTTCGTTCGTCATGCCCGACAGGTTGCGGACAGCATCGAACACCCGTTCCAAGGCGAGCGACGACTTCGCGCCCAACGCCGAGATGTCCTCGTCGCTGAACACCCGTCGACCCGCCTCGTCGCAGATGCCGAGTGCGGCCAGTCGCGCGCGCATGTTCCGCGTGTCGACGACCTGCTGCCCGTTGCGTTGCTTCATGGTGGCGGCTTCGAACGCGTCGCGCTCGCGAGCCGTCAACCCACGGACATAGACGAACCCGCCCCACTCCGGCACCTCGATACGCTGAGGTCGGATGTCGGGCGCGCTCAGGATGGAGTCGCGGTCCAGCATCTTTGCGGCCATATCAGCTCCCTGTCACGTCCTCGAAATCGCCGTCTACCCTCAGCGCCAAGTCCGCCTTCAGGATGCCGGACACAGGCGCATGGGGCTGGAACGTCTCGACGAACGCGGAGAAGCGATAGGTGGTGCTGTCGTCGTCGGTGAGGATGACCTGAAAGTTGTTCGCCTCGCCGCTGTCCGCGAGCGACTTCAGGCCGGTCGAGCCGTCGTGGGTGGCGTCGCCCGGTAGGAAGTTGATTTCCGCCTCAATCGTCTTGTCCTTGAGCAAGATGGCCTTGTAGGCACGTGAACGCCCAGACGTGGTGTGGACGGTGACGTCCTCGAACTCGTTGCCCATATCGGGCAAGTCGATGTCGCCCACCTCCGCGATGGTGGTGAACGATTCGGGAGTGCCGCCGTCTCCTATCTGGAGTAGCGTGCCGTGCGAAGCGATGGCTTCGGTGGTCATGCGTGACCTCCCTTGATTGCACGACAGTCTTCGGCGACGTGGCGCTTGATGCGCGCCTCGTCAAGTGTGGCGAAGGAGCAGAAGTTGCAGCGGTAGTTGGTTCTCCCATGCCACCGCTCGGACGAGGTGTACGGGAGCAGGACGATAGCGCCGCGCATCTTGGCACCGTGCAACGGCTCGGCCTGCGCCTTCTCGGCTACAGGACGTTTGCGCGCGTCGTCGTCGCTCACGTCTCCCTCCAGTGAATCTCGGCCTCGACCCACGAGCCGTATGCCTCAGCCTGCGGGTCTTCAAGGTCGCCACCTGCAACGATGATAGCCGATTCTCCCAAAGAACGGATGGCGGGCTTGAGAACGTCGACGACAGCCGCCGCCTCAGCCTGCGTCTCGGCCCACGCTGCGAACTGGTAGTGGGGCCAGCTGATTGAACAGGTCGTCTGCGTCTCGCCGTGAGGGTGGGCAACCTTGAAGTAGGTGACTGACGGCAGCTCGGCCTTGAGCGGGCGACGCGCCGGGTAGATGCGGTCGCTGACGAGCGCCGACACCGCGCCAGACGCGCTCAGAACGTCGTAGATGTCGCTCAGGAGGGACATGAGAAAGCGCACCTCCCATGAGGGCGTAGAAAGGCGTGGTTTGCACGATGGAATCGCGGCCCGCTCCTCCTGAATGTTAGTACACGTTGGACGCCCTCGGTCGCGCCACCGTCGCGGACGGTGCGTTCCATGACGTCTGTCGGAAGCGACAGACTGGTCATTCTCACACTCCTCCCGCGCGCGCTCGGGCAATCGCTTGGTCGACCTTCCAACCGACAGCTCGCCGAATCTCCCCCTCGCTACTCAGCAGGGCGGGCCGCAGGAACGGGCGAGCGGGGAGCCTGATGGTCCCAAGCTCATGGTAGATGCCGTACTCAGCCTTGGTGCCGATGTCGACGTGAACCTGTTGGCCGACCCGCTGGACTTCCCCAGCCTCGGTCGTGTTCATCATGTAGCCCGTGTCTATGAGGCCGTGCTGACGGATGTTGACGACGGCCTTGGCGGCGACAATCTCAGCTCCGACCGCCAGTCCCGCCTCGACGATGTCGTCGGCATCGGCGCTGACTTTGCCGAGCTTGGCGATAGTCGTCTTGTCGCCCCTGACGGTGTACCCGACGAAGCCGAAAGGTTCCCTCACGAGGTCACCTGCCTCAACGCGACGACGGTCCCGCTCGGCCCCGTCCGTGGCTCGCTGACGACGTCGTAGACCTCTTCTTCGCTCAGTGCTGTCCCCCAACGGGATTCGAGGATGAACCTGTTCCCAGCCTCGACGGTCGTCCCGTGGGGCAGGCGCGCGACGGCGTCGACGATGACTGGCTCACCCGACTCGGTGTCCTTGATGTCGACCTTGCCCGCAGGGCCGAACCCGCAGGCCACGCTGTCACCTTCGACCCACTCGTGGACGACCTGCCCCGCCTCGTCTCGCGACCCGTCGCCGACAGCGATGCGGCACGTCTCGTTCATGTGGGAGAAGTGGGCTTCCCGCATCGCGAGGAGTTCGCTTGTCGTCCACTGGAGCGTCACCCTATGTCCTCGGTCCTGACGCCTTCACTCACGCTGCCGACCTCAGCAATCTGGTCGGCGTTGTAGTCCTCGACCTCTTCGGCGAGGACGTAGGGACGTGACGACCTCACCTTGGTGCTCTTCGCTTTGCGGCGCGAGCGGTAATGCGCGGCGAGGTTGCGCCAATGGTCGAACTCCTGCGACACGCTGAAGTTGCCGCCATCGGCGTTGAAGTCGTACTTGCCCGCGAACGTCACCGCCTTCTCGTCACACAGGTCGGCAGCCGCGGCGTAGATGTCGTAGGTATCCGTCCAGTCGTCTTCGCTCGGGTCGTTCCCGTCCGAGTCGAGGGCGGGATAGCGTTCGATGTACTCGGCAACGACGGTCGAGGTGTAGGTCGCGTCGTCGTCGTCGATGCCGCACAGGCGTTTGACCCGAGCGACTTCGGCGTCCGTCGCGCTCATGTCAGACCCTCCTGATGACTGCGGTCATGTGGACCGCCCGCTCCAGAATACGCTCCGGGTGCTCGGCAAGCCACTCTTCGATGGCGCGAGCGATGTCGGGCCAGTGCGGGTTGTCGTAGTCGTGGCACGCGACGACATCGGCCCACGGGCCGAAGAACAGCAGGTCAGACGACACGAACTCGTAGCTGTGCCCGCCGTCGACAAACAGCAAGTCGATGGCCTTGGTCCACTTCGAGCCGACCTCGCGTGAGTCGCCCTTCACGACCTCGACGTTGGTGATGCCGCGCCGCGCCATGTTGTCGCGCAGCAAGTCCTCGCTCGCTTCACCGCGAGGTGCCCACGAGAAGTCGTCGACGACGACGACCTGCGCTTCGGGTGCGTTCGATGCCAGCACCGACGTCGCTCCGCCGTACAACCCCCCTATCTCGACGATGAGGCCACCCGCAGGGACCTCACGTGCCAAGTGCGCCAACAGCAGGCGTTCCTCGGGGGCTGTCCACGACGGCACGTCTTCGGGCCTCAGCTTCTCGTCAGGCACTTCCTTCATGTCGCCCTCCCCGCACAGCCGTTGTCACGAACGACCGCACGTCCATAGTTGTGCCAGATGTAGCGGGCTTGGTCCTTGTGTGGGGCGTTCCACCCCACGGGCAAGACGCTCAGTTTGAGCGGGTGCGCGAACGTCGCGCGCATCAGCGCCAGTTGCTCGTCCCACTGCTGATAGCGCATCCATTCCTCGTGCCACGCCCGCATGACGCGCTCGACCGCCTTGCACCGCCTGAAGAAGATGACGCCCGAGTTCCAGTACGGCAGTTCCCCGTCTCCCCAACCTCGAATCGTCGCCTCACGCTCGCGGCGGTTGTGATACCACCCGGCGCGAGCCTTGTTGTAGAGGGCACTGACGTTCTGCGCGGGCACTCGCCTATGCGGGTCGGGATGGTAAGTCGGCAGCATCTCGAACGACGTCAACAGGTCAAACGCAGGGCTGAGGTCGTCCCAAACGCGCGTGTCGCTGTCGAGGTAGAGGACGTGGTCGAACGGCGCGGACCAGTAGAGGAAGGGCTTCACCCGACCCGCCTTGAACCTGTAGTTCTGCGGCGCGTCGACATCGAACGGCGACTCCCCGTCCCACTTCACGAACGTCGCACCTGCGACCTTGCGGTCGCCGACGACGACGACGGGCAACTGCGCCATGTGCTCGTGCAGCGACGCGATGGACGCCTCGGCTTCCTTGCGAGCCTTGTCGCCGAAGGCCATCATGACTACGCCCCGCGTCTTCGCCTTGCGTTTCGTCACGTCGCGACCTTCCCGAACGACGAACGCTCGCCCGTGGTGTAGTAGCCGACGCGCTCGACTATGTGATGGTCGTGCCAGACGTGCCGCGCGACCTGCGCGTCGTTGGTGTTCCACGAGGTCGCCAACAGCCACGTCTTCACCGGCACCCGCCGCATCGCTCGCGACAGCGCCAGTTGGTCATACCCACAGCGTTTCGCCCATTCCTCGTGCCACGCGGCGAACAGACGACGCATCGGTGCCGTGTTCCTGAAGAACATGAGTCCCGAGTTGCAGTACGTGACGTCCTCGCAGCCCCACGCCCGCGTGGTGCTGTTCATCTCCCACGGGTCGACCGACTTGGCCGAACCGATGTCTTTGAGAACCGGGTTGATGTCCTGCGCGATGACGAACTCCCACCCTTGGTCAAGCGCCTTGAACCCGTGCCGCATGTCGCCCACGACCTCGGTGTCAGCGTCGAGGAACAAGGTGTGGTCGAACGGCGACCACTCGATTGCGGTCGTCTTCCATGTGCGCGCGCTCGCGTCGTCGTCAGGGCGAGTGACGACGACGTCAGCCCACGGCACGTCGTCGTCGTCGGTGAGGACGGCCACGGGCACGTCGTGCCAACTACGCAACGACTCGGCGGACGACTTCGCCCGCGCTTTCGCCGCCTCACCCATCGCCACATAGACGACCCCGACCGTCTTGTTCTTCCGTTCGCTGACGATGGACACGGGCGACACGGGGTTGGCCTTCAATCGACGACCCGCCAGCGCTTCGGGCAAGTTGTCGAGCACCCGCGCCGCCCGCTCCGACGCTGTCCCGTCGAGCACGGCGTAGACGGCTTCGACGGCGACCTCGCGGCGCACCCGTTGTTTCAGCGGGTCTTCCAGCGCGTATTCGACCGATTCCTTCAGGTTGCGC